AAGAGCTAGAAAAACAGTTTAGGTATCTATCTCGCTTGCGCTATCCTTATCTGTCAGATGCGAAAATTGATTTGTTAATTTGGTCAGTCCAAAGCAATAGAATCTCGTGATTAAAAAATTCTCCTAACTCGTTGACCGACAGCGAGTTACGGAGGGGGGCGGGGCCGACCCGCCTAACTCCCTACTACTCAATGGGTTACAGAGTTTTTTTTGATTCTCTTTAACTCACTGATAATTAGTTTGTTATGTAATCGGGTTTTGTTTATTTGTTGCCTACCAAAAAAACGGGCATCTGGAATGTTTTTGCTTGCTTTGTTTCTATATAGTGTTATATTACATACATGAAAGATGAGGATCTCGCCGCTCTGATTGATAACATTGTATTTATTTGCTGCCTTATATTTATTTTTGTTGTTGCTTGTGTTGGGGTTGATAAGTTAATGGATTTATTTGCGGGTTAATTGATTTCTTTTGTATTGTGGTTCATAGTATACAAAAAGCGACCCGTCCCTATGGTGGGGGCGGGTCGTTTCTTTACGCTTATTTGCCTTAAAATGCTACAAACTTGGGCGCTTATTATTTGCGAAAAAATCGTTTAACCTTGGAGTTGATTTTGCCTTTATCATTATTTGCTTTGATCTCTCCAAACTTGCGCCCTTTATTAATGCCAAAAATTTGTTGCAATTTGTTTGTTTGCTCTTCACTGAGGTTCACATCGAATTCGTTTTTGTTGCTATCTTGTTTCATTGTATATACTGGTATATGCTTATTTGCACTTTCTGGGAAAAGTGGGGACTTGCGCTTATTTGCTTAGTTCAGTAAGAAGCGGGGCCAAGGCTAGCTTTTATTTGGTTTTATTTGCTTAAAGTGGGCAAAGATGCGCTTTATTTGGTTTTTTTTAAAAAAACTGGCGTTTGGTTTGTGTTTACCCTAGGGCTAATACATACAAATTATAAAAAAATATTATTTGGCCCCCTGTTTTTATAAAATTTTGTCTGCTAGCACCCTTTTTGGAGGCTTTTATTTGCTTTTGTTGGCTAAAATCGGGCAAAATGTAGGTGGATTACCATTATTTATTATTTAGAGTAACAGCCACTATCCTATCCAAATCACTTTATTTAGGTTAATCCCTTATAATCCCTTATTTTATCTTGTTTTCTTATTGTATCTCTATTATGTATTACTCTATGTATTACCTTAAAAGATGCTAGATAAAAAGGAATAAAAACTAAGGTATAAATAAAAATAATAAATTATGATAATTTATTGTAAATTATACTCTGGTAATTGGAGTTACACTAACTTCCTTCCTGATAATGACTACTGGTTCGTTATAGAATATAAAAGCTCGCCTCTTATATGTATCCCAATAATCCATAGCTTCTTGCTCGGAATTAAATTCTGGTAAATCTGGGTAGTCTTTGTATTTATCCCCCAAATCTAAGGCTATATGGTATTTTAATTTGTATCTCTTAGACATTATTGTATTTTAAACTGATATTTACTTTTAAGCGGGCATGCTGACTGAAGCCACAAAACAGGGAAGAGAGTAAAAGCGCAAAGGTCTTCGCTGTATTTAACAACTTCATCAACAACCTTTGATTCTTCACCCACTTTCCAATAGTTTACAGTATCTCCCTCGCAAATATCTTTACCATCAATATCTTTAATTCCTATGGGAACGCCTTTATACCATTTTTTATTTTTCACAACTTGTAAGTGCCTGATTGCTTATGTTTGATACGCTGCAAGAAGGTGGGTCGCCCTGTATCTTCTCCAGTTCCACAACGACAAGAGGCAAAAGGCTCATCTATGTGATGTTCAATTATGCCTTTGCATCGTGGGCAGAAACCAATCATATACCATAGAGTATCGAGATCCTCAAAGCTTGCCTCATCTAAAAGGTAGTTTAATATGCCGTCTATTTTCTCATTCATATTGTATTCTTATAAGCAAGATCATACATCTTTGGCCCCAAATCTTTTCCCCAGATAGTAAACAAGGACTCTTCTAGTATTTTATTATACCTCAATGCTGCTTCTTCTTCTGTTTCAAGATTTTTTGATAAACTAAAAGCTTTCCCGCTTTGATCTATTGTATTCTTTGTATCTATCCTAGCTTTAAATTTTCCCCTATCACTTGTTACCCCTTTATGTGGACTAAAGCCTTCTCTTTTTGGGCCTCTCTTTAAATTATTCTCTAATTGAGTAACAATCATTAGATTACTGTAATGATTATTGCTTGGGTCGCCATCAATATGATCAGGGCATACTTGATTACAAATAAAAGTAAATTCTGTTGGAGTCTTTAAAATATGTCTGTCTCTACCCACCAGTAAACCATAGTAAGATACTAACGGAGACTTAGGTAAAAGATCATGGAATGTTTCTGCCATTAACGTATGAACTCCCATAGGTGTCATTTTAGAATTTAAATAAGGGCATACATTTACATATCTACTAAATGCCCTTGAGTTGGCCTTCAAAACCTTATCATTCTTCCTAACACTATGAACTTGTGAGGTGTTAAAATCTATTTCATAATCAGGATAAGCAGCGCCCTGATAAATGATTGGCCTTCTTAGTGATTTCATTTGTTATTCTGTATCTTTCAATCTGCTTATGGGCATATTATACATGTTTGCATGAACTGTAAAGCCATTAGATGGATCTACATCTCCTTTTTTCCAGAATTTAGCCTTCTCAAAATATTCTTTTTTAGGCATAAAGCCACACAACCATATAGATTCTACCCCATGGTAAGTAGCACTACGCCCTTTGCCCCGCTTCTCCTTGAATGTAATTGAAACAAATGCGTAAGTATCTGCCTTTTGATGCTTGCTAGTCTCAGCTATAGAGACTTCATAAGAAGGTCTTGGGTCAACAGTTCTTCTTTTTGTCTTGACATCTATTTTTAAATCATTTTTTATTAGGTCATAGTTGTATTTCTCGTTACCTTCATCACAAGAAACATTATTGCACTGCAAATCTTCAGCTAAGGCTATCTCAGCCAAGTATCCAGCCAAGTTACCACCCCCCGAGGTAATAGAATTATTTATAGAACCCAGATTTTTTGCTTTTTTAACAGCCTCATCTATCATTGACTGATTAAATTTTAATTTTCTCATCGGTTATCTTTTAATCTGCTCCAAAAACTTATAATCATCTTCGTAAAAAGACTTTATAGAATCAATTTGGCTTTCAGTTGGTATTGGTTTTTCGCCACCTCTAGTTACTTGTTTGTGTTCTAATTTTATTGGCTTTCCCATAATTTCACTTAAGAATTCACAAACACAAGGCATTTCATTAAACAAGAAAATTCTATTGTAGTAGCTGGGGGAATGACCTATAAAATCAACTTGTGGTCGAAAATGATGGTGAACGTCTGCATTTACTTTAGAATATTTAGAGAAATTGTCAACAAAATCATCGAAGTCTACAAACGGAATCGCCTGATAATAAACAATTCTATTTAAGTAGGCTGATAAAAATCTATCTACGGGGTCTCTCACAATGCAAAATTTAATATCCGCTTCTACTTCCATAAATGGCCTTGTGGGAAATCTAGAATGAATCTTATTTTCATAATCAATGATGCCCTCTACCCCTTTACGGATCATCACTTTGATTGAGCTACATCCACATTTTGGAGTTGGACAGTAGTGTATTGTTTTACTTCCTGCTTTAAAAATCATAGGTTATTTTTTGTGATCCCACGAAGCTTCCCAATGATGGACTGCAAATGATTCTTTATGATCTCGAAAATCTTCAGATTTTCTATTTTTTTCAGACCAATGATACGGATAAAAATAGATTGACGGATATTCATGAAAATGATAGGTGTTTTTAAATGCTTCAACAGCATTGGTCATTATCGTCGGCCCCCAAGGTGGCTCCTGAGATACCATCTCAGATAGTCTTTTTATTTGCCAACCTACCCACTCACTTTCAGCAACTGCGCCAAAAACTGCATTACAGAATGTTTTAGAATAATTTATATCAAACTCAGGAAACTTTAATCCCAACCTATCGTTTGTTTCATCCGTTTCAACCGACCCAAAGGAGCTAACATTTAATAATTCATCAAAGTTGCGGAGCCAATCAATATCCATATCTGCATAAACTCCACCCTCCAAGTAAACCGCATACAATCTAACTACATTTGATTTAGATGAAAATGCCTCGCACTTATCTACCAAGTTTTTAATTTGCGGTTTATCTGATATAGTCTCCTCTGTCCATAATTTATATTCCCAATCAGGATGTAATTCCCTCCAATTATTAGTAAACTTTACAAATTCTTCAGGTACTTCTTTATCACCTAACCAAACTTGATGTAATTTTTTAGGTATCATGATATTATCATGGCCAAATTTCCTTTCCCGACTCATCCAGAACCTTAAAGCCTCTCGCTACTTCAACTCTATTTCCAATAATTCCAATTTTTCGTAGTAAATATCCGATTTCTGCATCTTCATAAATGAAATGATTGTTTCTAATCCCATAACCAGCTAAATATGAAGCAGACTTTTTAGACAAAAAATATGCTGGCCCCTCACAATAATTTTCTTCTGGAATATCAACTGGTGTATTATTTAATTCTGGATTATCGCATTTACCGAAATGCCAATCATCAGCACCCGCTCTTATTACCCGACCAGAATAGTCATGTTCTGAAGCGTCACAAACAATTTTGTTAAAATCACCAAAGAAAGTAACATCGTCATCTGTTTTTAATATTAGGTCAAACTCTTTGTTTTCAACTACCCATTTAATAGCCATTAAAGTTTTTATAGGCAGACTTTCATAATTGTCTGGGCAAGGCAAATAAACTATATTATCCTTAACTAGAGGAGAAGATAGTTCAGGATCTCCCATGAAATACATGTGTTCTCCTAGCATAGAAGTGTCTTGCGACAACATCTTGTGCCTATATTTCTCACAGGCTAAAATTATTGTAAATAGTATAGTCCCACTTACTTCCCCCTCCATATTCCTAAAAAATGTATTTAATTATTAAGCCTATGAGCTAGACTCCGCGCTAGTTTCCCAAGGTGGCTCAGAACTACTGTATTCCGCGCTCGTATACTCCGCGCTCGTTTCGGCACTCGTATACTCCGCACTGGTTTCGGCACTGGTTTCGGCACTCGTATACTCCGCACTGGTTTCGGCACTGGTTTCGGCGCTCGTATAC